AATACTAAGCCCCGCCCCAGCTCAGCACGGGATCAAATGACGTCATGCTTCATTCCTATTGGTCAGTCTATTGGGCCTTGAGAGCAATTGGGCCTATTGGGCTGAAGCATACCGCTACGCGGAGTAAACCCAAACAATAACAACCAATCCCGTGATAACACGTGTATAGTAATTGTCTTCTACCTTGGGACTCTCTGGTTCTTCAACAACACAACAATTACACAAGACAACAACAACATATTAATTTCATTAAATTTCCCAATTACAATATTACATGAATATACAACATAACAAGCTTCATATTTTCTTGAACACTTAAAATACAGATGTATTAACAGGCTGACTAACAGATGCGTTAGCTTGTCTTCTAGCATCCCAATTCCTTTCTCTCTCAGGACCAGTAGCTTCAAAGGGTGTTCTTGTTAAAGTGGAAGCAACTCTTCTCTTCATCAACGATGAAGAACTCAACCAGGCTTCCATTGTCTTCTTCACAAATCCCGGAAGATAGCATGCAAGCATTATACAAACCCACAGGATAATAACACAGATCATGATTAGCAGAACAATACCTATCATATAGAGTGCCTGATGTCTCTTCTCAGCATTAACATCTCCGTCGTCTTGATACGCAGCGTAATACCCAGAATCCGGAATAGTGCTAGACGAAGCCATTTAACAAGACGAACGAGAGATTAATGAACTTCTGCTTCATTGTTTATAGAGATATACTCAAGCGTCCTCTGTACGCTAGTAAAAGTTGAACATATCTCAACCATTCGTTTCAAATTAAAGCACAACGCATTATAGCGTTGTGGGGACCAGTTTTTATTCTTTACCTTTGCTTCGTGACGAAGCAAAGCATATATTCAGTGTATTTGAAGTTAGTGCGGAGTGGGGACCATCCCCCACTTATTTAATTATAATTCATTTAATAGCATGTGCGTCTCACGTGATGACTCCGCTGAACCTGGGGCGGGGGT